CCCCATTTGTGGCCCTCCTCCGGGATAAACAAACCACGAATTAATTTTTTGATCTCAGGATCTCGTGCAGGAATCTGTTGCAAATTGGGGTTACTTGAGCTAAAACGACCTGTAACCGTACCACCACCATCGGAACGAAGGGGATGAAAATCGCAATGTATTCTACCATTATGAGAATGTTCAAGTATAGTATCAACAAATGTCGTATTGGCTTTGTTTATCTCTCTAATTTTTATAATTTTTTTAGCAATTGGATGAGAGTTATTAGCAAGAAATTGTTTTGTAAACATGGGAGCCCCGGACTTCTCTGTGCGAGAATAAGAAAGTCCCACAGCATCAAAGACCTTTGCTACAGATGTGGCGACCCAAGGTTCAACCGTGACTCCAGTTTCTTTGACTATCTCTTGTATAAGTGATTCTTCTATTTTAGTTAAATCTTTTTTAGTCTGGTGTGCTTTTTCTACATCGACACGAACACCTTTTGTTTTCATCTCAAACAGTACAGGTAGTAAACTAGTTTCTAATTGAAAAATGCTTGAGCATTCCTGTTGATTTATTTTTTTACTTAAATCTTCCCAAAGTTTTAAGGTAATCAAGGCATCTTGTTCGGCATACTTACCAACATATCTAGGAGGTAATTGCCACATACCAGATTTAGGATCAACTCCAAACTCATCCGCTGCGGATTTTAATAGTTTTTCATCTTTAAATTTTCCCAAATAGTCACGAGCAAGAGAATTTAAGTTATACCACTTCCTATTTTCATCTAGTAAAGGAGCAGCAATCATCGTGTCTACAATTTTACCTTTGACTTCTATACCCTCTGCTCTTAACCACCCTAAGTCATATAAAGCATTATGAAAAACTTTAGTTATACTTTCGTCATTACATAATTTTTGTAGCCATTTGTAAACTATGTTCTTTGACATATTCCCAGACTTATGTGCGACAGGAAAATACCAAGAACTATCTCCTGCTGCAATAGCAACTCCTATCACATATCCATCTTTTCTTGTCCAACCAGGTCCAAGAGTTAAAAGATTTGAGTCCTTTGTTTCTAAGTCAATAGCAACTGTTTCGTATTGAGATAAATCTGGAAAAGTTTGAGGTGGCTCCCAATCAGAATCTACATTCCCCCAGGAAACATCTTTAATATCTTGATCTAGTAAATGATATTGATCATGTTTTGTCATTTATTATTTCTCCACCGAGGGCTGCGTATCCAATAACATCCGTCCAAGAATCGTCCTTAGATATGTCTTCGGCAAGTCTAGCTACCTTGACACCTATCATACAAGCAACAACTTCTTCTGGTGTAATACGATCATTAAGTTTTTTGTCTAGCAAGATAGTCCATATATCAGCTATACGTTGATGATTCTTTTTTGCAGGTCCGTACTCTTTGGCTCTTTGACCATTAATTAGTCTCTCTGCTTCCTTTAAAAAATATTCTCTGTTTTTGTTTGTCAAAAGGATTCTCCGTTGTTGTATCTAATAATGTGCATTCATTGTGAACATAACTGTCCCAAAATATTGTGCCTTCTTCATTTTTTTGTAAGAACCATATCTTTGTCATATGTTAAATCCATATTTACTTGTTGATTCTATTAAGTGTAATGATTTTTTAGCACGAGTTGCACCTACATAAAAAGTTCTTATCTCAGAATCTTGATCAAGACTTTCCATGCAAGCTCTAGTTGAGTCAAGTAGCAAGACTACATTATCCGCCTCGCCACCTTTTGCTTTGTGTATTGTCGATATCCGAATCCTCGGAGTCCCTGTCAGTATTTTCTCTCCCCTTCTCCTCACTGATGTTATATATGCAACTTCTTGATCCGAGACTTTTAAGACTTTCTGCCAAGGTGTCTCGTGTGTAGCGTTCAAATTGCACTTGTTTATAATGTCGTCTAGAGTATAAGTTTGTTCGGCATCTAAGGACAATAATGCTTTTCTTCCTGATCTTGTTATAATACTTGGATCTAAAATCTTCGCAAAACTTTGTAGTTCTGATGTAGACAAGCTTTTGTTTTTGCATAGTTTAAGCCATACCTCTATTCCATTAATAACATTTGGGGAAACAGACCAACCAGTGCCTTCTCTCCAATAGAGATAGCCATCTTCTTTAAGACGATTACATATTTTGTTCGTAATATAATTAGTTCTCGCAAGTACCAACCATTCGCCACTAGTTAAGTCTACATCAAGTATATCTCGATGCCATGTTATAGTGCCATCTTTTTTAGTGGGTTGCCAATTCTTTGTTTGTCTGGTAGAGACTTTTCTAATAAGACTTTGTGAAAAATCATGCACGGCACTTGGTACACGAAACGATTTTGTTAAGAACAATTTGTCTCTACATGAATTTAAAAAGTCTCTTACATTTACGCCCATCCAAGTATAGATAGCTTGATCATCGTCCCCTGCATAATATATTCTTTTAGAATTAGGAACTAAAACTTCCTTTACCATCTTCCATTGCAATGGTGCTAAATCCTGTGCTTCATCTATTATAAGTAGATCAAAACTAGGAGATGTTCCTTGTTCTATAAACTTTTGTATCATATCAACAAAGTCTAATTTGTTCTTAGCTTCTTTAAAATCACTATATGCTTTATCTAATACTTTTAATTGTTGCCAATGTAATGTGTGATCCCAAGTATCATTGAATTGTTGTTCCAAAGATACTTCTCTAACACGAGCCATTTGAATTATGGACATATATTTATCTCCACCTGCACCTATCTGAAACAAAGGTCCCTCTTCTATATTAAGAGTAGGAGATGATCTAAACTCTAGTCCAACAAGTTTACCAAGTTCATTATAGTCCGATCCCTTAAACACTCTTTTACTTTCTAAACCTAACCAAGTAAAAGCAAGAGAATGTAATGTTCTAAAATAAATCATTTGCTTTGTATCTAGCCCGAGTTCAATAGCAGATCTATCTCTAGCTTCAGTTGCTGCTTTACGGCTAAAAGACATGAATGCAATCTTAGTTGGATCCATACCATCTTGGATAGACTTCTTTATTATATCAATTAATGTTGTAGTTTTACCTGTACCAGGGGGACCGAAGATTACAGTTTCCATTAATTATAACTCTCCCAATCCACAGATTCAGTTCTTTTATCTATATAATCTTTAACCATTTTTATATTTCTAACCATCTCTTGATAGTAAGTTAGTTCCACTCTTTCTTTTTGAGTAAGAGATGCAGGTAGCTTTCTCATTGATCTTTCAACTGTTTTAAAAACATCTAAATACTGATTTAAAACTTCAATACAAATGTCGTGCTTTTTATCACTTCGCATTCTCTCCACAAACTCCTTTTGCATATATTTTGACTGCCTTTGGATGAATTTTCCAAGCCTCTTCCACTATATAATCTTCGATTAATTTTTTATCTTTCATACATTCTTCATATGTTTTAAACTCAACACCAGGGTTCCAAAAATTACAAATTGATTTTCCACCCTTATATCTTGATTCCTCAACTAAAATAATACAAAAAGCTACTAATACTTCCATTAGAAAGGCACCTCCCCTGTCTCAACTTCTATGCTACTTACTTCAACTTCGGAAACAAACTCGGGTATCCACCAAACTCTGACAGACTTCCATTTTCCTGCTGATGTTTTAAATTTTTTAACAATAGAACTTTCTTCATTATTTATTTCTTTTAATCGTTCTTGAACTTGTGCTCTTGTATAGCTATCAAACTTTTTCTGTCTCATATATTCCATTAAAGAATCTAGCCTAAAAAAAGTTTTTCCTTCTTCTACTTCGGTATAGGGCTTACCCAACATGACTTCTTCAAATGTTTGTGCTTGAACACGACCTGTGCAATATGCCTCTAGTATTGATATGAACTGACCTTTATATGTTAACTCTTCGGGGACTTGTATTTCATTACATTTCTCCATGAGATCATTAACTGTTATCTCCCAATCAGAATCTTTTAGTTTCGGGGGCATAACCTTTAACTGTTCCATACATGCTCTTTGAAACAAACGAGGTGCTTGTAATTCTTCTGTTGTTATCTCTAATCTTTGTCCACCAATATCTACAAACCATAATCTTGGCTCTGATAAAATAACAGATAAACCGCTTATACTTGGCATTGATGTAGCACCAATACCTAATTTCATAGTTCTACAAACACCTTGATTACAATGTGATGCCATAGGTTCTTCTTTACAAAGATACTGATATTCTTTTTTCTCTAATGTGTTTTGTATAGCTACAACTTCAGATGCTGATAGGGGTGGATGAAAGTCTCTTACATTATGTTCTTCAAACTTTGCTTTCCAATTCCCTGGTTCAAGCCTTTGTAGAAAAACTCCTAGTTGAAATGCTGTTCTGTTTCTTTCTCCTTCAAATACACCAATAGCTAATTTAGTTCTAAGGCAAGGTATATAATTAGGTAATAAATCAACAGGACCACCTATCGGTAATGTTAGAAAGTCCTTCGGTAACGTCTGGACTTTTTGTATCTCTTCAATGAATTGTTGTAGCGATGCTTCAATATACTCCTCATCTCTTTTGAGTATTGCATATCGGAGTGTTTGCTCTGAATCAAAATACGGAAGATTAATAAAGTTACCAACATCCCCCCTTTCGACAAGAATCTGTTCTTGCTTTGGGAATATCTCGCACCGACCATGCCCAAGTGCTGAAGAAATCTCCGCAGCTTTGTCTCTAAAATCTCCTGCACTCATCCACTCCTTAAAGAAAAAGAATATATGTGCACCTCCAGATTTACTACGGCACACGATACACGGAACTTTAAGTTCCTCTAATTTATCTACTAATTTATTATGATCTAATGGATACTGATCTATATCTAAAGCACCAAACTTACATTTGTTTTCTTCATTAATAGGTATAGCACCAACACCTTTTGTGCCTTTTATATGACCTTCTATTAATTGTAATGTAAGAGGATTTCTTACTATAAATGATTTTGCCTTTTGTTTTCCTGCGGTACGTTCTTGTGATACTTCGGTCTGACCATGAGCCGTACTAAAACCAATAAAGGCTTGTAATAATTCTTCTGCTAAATTCACTCTTCACTCCATAAAGAAAAGAGCCGTGACTTGGAGGACATAGCCACGGCTCTGATTAATTAAAACGGTATTTCGTCATCTTTCTGTGCAGATTGCATCTCATCCGCAGGGGCAGAAGCCGTTTTAATTTCTCCTTTCCTAAAACTTAGGTACATAGTTCTAGCCTCTAACATCATAGCTTCTAGTTCTTTAGATACCTCGGTCATTCTTTCGATCTTATAGTTATACCAACTACCTTGATCGTTACTCTCTGCAATGGTTTGAATATTCCATGCAGTTCCGTATAGTGGCATAGGCTTACCCGAAGGTAATCTTATACCATTCTTTAGAGTATTCCATCTACGAGACACTTTAAGTTGTGTCTTCTTCATATCAAGAATAGCAGGGGCTCCCATCTTAGTCTCGGGATCCATAGCCATCACAACATGTTGATGAGTTCTAACCAACTCATTCCCAGACGGCAAAATCTCTGCAGCCCCTTCACGAGTTGTAAGACCAATGTCTTTATCATCGTGAGATAGTTCTCTTATAAAACCACCACCACTTGATCTTAGTGCAAACTCCAAGAACTTCTTCTCAAAGAAACAAGGTACAACGATCACTCCTTGATCTGCCTTGTATACTTGTTGAGAAACAGTATTGAAGATATCCCCCTGCTCGGCACCCTTTATATATAAAGAGTCCTGCTTATTTAATTGAGGAGACAATGCCTGCAAAATCCTTATAAAAGGTATTTGCATATCTTCCGTACCAAAGTTCTCAAGTCCTGCCCCTGCCTCTTCCTCTAGTAAAGATGAAAGATTCGGGATAACTACATCTGTAGTTACTTTTTCTGCTAGTGCATTGCTCATTATTTAGCTCCTTTTATTTTTGCACGATTACCAACATAAATTCCGAACATATCAAAATCAATTTCTTGATTCTTCTCTATTCGGTTCTTCGCCCAAGTCCTTAACGTCATTGGATGTATATGAGTCTTTTGAGCAGGGGATAATCCTTGATTGCGTAAATCATCAACCACGGCTCCCGCTACATTGTCCTGACCCATTCCAAAGCCGACAACAACTTCGTTCTTAATTATATCGCCTTCGCCAATAGAACGAATGAAACCAAAAGCTTCACTCTTCCTATCCTCAGGAATACGAGCCGATACATATTTTTCTATAGAAACTTTGTTGCCGTCAACAGTAAGACTTTCAACACCAATCTCTTCCATTAATGATGGAATATCTTCTTCATCAATGGTTCGTTTTTTGTATTGTAAGTCTTTAAGATATTGTTCGGCATCTTTGACTTGCTTATCAAGATCAACAGATTGCCGAATCAAGTTAGATAGCTTAGAAGAACCTTCCTTGCTAACTTTATTAAATGCATCCGGGTTGGCTACATCTTCTTCAAAAAGTGAAAACACATCACTCATCTTTCTCTCCTTCTAGTTTAAAGTTTATACCCTTCGGTATTGGTTTAAAGGTTTTACCCTCTGGCTTCTTGTTTGTCAACAGGATTTGTCTGACTCTTTTTCCACAAATATTCTTGTTTTGTGAGAAAAGAAATTTGACCACCTATTGATCTTTCATTGTCTTCCGACAATTCTTTTAGCATGTCCCATGTCTTAATCGGAACTGCTACTGATTTCCATCTATCTGGATCCATGTTAATCGCCTCCATTTCTAAGTTCGGCTGATATAGTTGATTCATGTAAATCAGACTCCATTAAAATTGTTCTATGAAGTGTGAGATCATTTTTTGCCTCATATTCGTTTTCTGCTTCAACAAAATACTCTTGAAGAGTTGTTTTAACTACATAAACTCTATAATCTTTTTTCATTGTTTACTCCCTTTTCTTAGTTATGCCTAGTATTTTCTATATTGTCAAATAAATTCTCATCTTTTTTGATAAGATTTTCTGTTAAAGAATTTGTTGATTTAAAACTTTTATTCAAAGCTTCAGACCAGGTTTTGTTTGTTATACCTTCAGTTTGAAAATCTCTTCGGTGTATCTTCTTAGTTACCATCGGTATGTCTTCTACTGCCTTAAAGATAATTGATTCATCTAAAAGTGATACAAAAGCAAGTATGTCGCAGTCTTCTTTTTTGTACCATCTCTTCGGATTTGCACCCCTAGAACAACTAAAGCTAAATAAATTTTTCTTTGGTTCTGCCATATCTTCAGAAGATTTTACCTCTATCCTTTGTGAAAGTGGTAGTCCATTACCTCCAATTGCTATAACATCTGTGCCATCGTGTTTGATACTATATGCGTATATCCCCATTTTTGCTAAGACATGCACAGTAAGAGATTCACCTGTGTGTCCTATCATTTTCATTCCATCTGCCATTAGTCTTTCCTTTAGTAAAGTTAAATTTTTAGCCACTCGGCTACTTCTTCTCCTAATGTTTTCCCTGCTAATTTTTCTTTCTGCAGCAGAGTTTTTACGATGTGAACATCAACTGTTTTTGGTGCTATTAAATCAACATATAAAACAGATTTATGTTGACCCATTCTATGAGCCCTATCTTCCGATTGTATTCTTGTCTCTAAATTAAAGTCGTTAGAATAATAAATCATATTAGTTGCTGCGTGTAAGGTAATACCCATGCCACCGACTTGAGGATTACCTACGAAGAATCTAGTTGTTGTATCGTTTTGAAATCTGAAGATTGCATCCTCTCTGTCTTTTTGTGAGGTGTCTCCATAATAAGTGACTGTGCTTCCCGATCCATAGGTTTTGATTAATTCTTTCTTAATCTTTTTTATGTCATGACGAAACCTAGACCATATAATAATCTTACCTTCCATTTCTTCAATGACTTCCATCATCGTATTTATTCTATTGTTAGCTATCTCAACTATCTCTCCATCATCGTTAACTAAATAGCCACATAATAATTGTTGAAGTCTAAGTAATCTTGTCATTACTTCGGGAGCACTAACTAAGCCACCATCCTCTAAGAAAGCAACGGCACTTTCTTTCATTGTCTTATAGTGTTGTTGTTGAGTTGATGTTAGTTCTACATCTCTAGTAGTATATATCTTCGGTGGTAAATCTAATGCTTCTTTCTTTGTTACTCTGAAAGAAAAGTTTTTTAATTTATCGGATAGTTCATCTAAGTTTTTAAAACCAACCACTTGTTGAAAAGTATGAGCACCCATTCTTTGTTGCTTAATGATTGCATATCTACCTTGGAAAGCCCAATAGTTATCAAAGCCTAACAATGAATAACTTAGAAAAGAACATTGAGAAAATAAATCTAATGGAGACTTAGTTACAGGAGAGCCTGTAAGTATTCTCTTATACAAAGCACTTTGTCCAAACATCATTAATGCTTTTGTTCTTTTTGCTTTCGGATTCTTTATAGTTGTCGATTCATCTATAGCTAATAAGAAGTTACTTCTATGCACAAAAGATTCTAAATACTTTACTGCTTTTGTTGTGGCAAAAGATTCTATGTTTACTAATAATATTCTAAACTTATCTCTGTTCTTTACACCTTCCATTAATTCAGTCTTTTGTTTCTTATTTGCCATAGCCCTCCATATATATATGTTGGGATCAACATCATCATGTAAGTGAGTTGGTATTTCTGAATTTTTCCAATTCATATAAACACCTTTCGGTGCAACAATAATAGCCGTGTCTATTTTTTTGTTTTCGTTTAACCAGGATATATTATCTAATAAGACTTTTGACTTGCCACAACCCATTTCCATGAAGTATGCATAATTTTTTTTGTCAAAGCTTCTCTTCAAAGCCTCCTCTTGATGAGCATACGGCTTTGTCTTGTATTTAAAATTCATCTTGTCCCCTTTACTTATATATGTCCTCTGTCCATGCTAGAGTTGATGCAGCCGAAGACCTTTCTACATATTTTTCTTTATATCTAGGTTCGGGCTTCACGGCATCGGGATGATCTGTACCTCTCCAATCTGATTCGGGTAGTTCACTTTCTTCTTCTGTTGTCAAGAAAGGTCCCCAATACCCATTACATCCGTCTAAAGAATTACGTTTCTCTCTCTTCCACTCCTCAAGCCGTGCTATCTGGAGTATCGTTTTCATCGGTGTCCCAATCTGGCTCGAAATGGATTGTGTATCGTGCCCCAGACTCCACATCTTTTTCGCTACTGCTACTGCTAGGTGCGGATGGTTTGGGAAAGTTGATGACGTTATCTCCACCGATAGTATGTATTTTTTGTTTGCCATTCTTAGTGCTCTTCATATTCTTCCTCCTCTTCTAAGCCCTGCATGATAGCGAATCTTGCATTTTCTAATGCCCACAAGACATCGGCACTACTCTTCATTGTTGTTATCATCTGTATCTGTCCGTCTTTAGTTGATCCCATCACAACAATCTCTTCAAAAGAATGTGCAGCAAGATCGCAAACAGCTTCAACAGGTTTCTCTGTCCTCTTTATTTTATAAGGAAACTTTATTATGTTGTCACTCATTTTAATTGTGCCCCTTGGCAACAGTCATCCACAATACTGTGGCACAAGACACATTGTTCGTGTCCATGTACATTCATTGTCTGCAATGTTCCCTGACATCGGGGACATCGGGGGAGACAATGAGACTTAACTTCGGGGGTCACTTCGGGTTCTTTTTGCCATTCGTAATCTACTTCTTTAGTCATTTTGTTCTTCTCCAAATTTATCCTCCTATTAATTCTTCAAGTTCGTAATCACTTAATGTTTCCAAATAACTTGGATCATCAAATGGATCAAGAGGTTTTACTTTAGGTTTGCTTATCTTTACTTTTTCTTTTACAACAACTGTTTTTACAACTGTTGTCTCTGTTAAAAGTTGTTCTATCGTATTAAATCTATATCCACAAGCACTACACTTACGTCTTCGTTTAATGGCAGATGTTTCTTGAGGTCTACTATCCACAACAGATGTAGAACTATTACATTTTTCACAATTCATTTTTTCCTTATGTCCTCTCCATTGTTTTATCACATTTATATTGAATTTTATAAGGTGGTGGCACAATACTTCTTACTGCGTCTACCATCTCATGAATCCTACCCATACATTGCTCTTCAGTAATGTATCCTTTTGGGGCGATCATGTCATGAATCTCCCAACAATTTTCATCAGTTCCCGATACAGGGTACAAGGTGCAGATTAATATCATTGCTTTAAACATTTTTAAAAACACCCTCCATATGAAACAATAGAACTTCTTTTTTCTATTTTATATCTGTTCTTCAGTTTTTGTTTTTCTGTACTGTATTCTTTCCAACAAGATGTCGAAGTGTTGTACCTGTTTACTATTTTTGTGTCACAGATTGACTTACCTAATTCAACCCAACAGACAACTATTATTGCCTCTACCATTTTTATCCTTTCAAGATTCTTCGCCAATAAGTTCTTAAAGAATCTGCATAATAAGGATGACCATCTTTTTCATAATCTTTACAAACATCGTTGAGGACTGTCTCAATTTTCTGTACGGCTTGTTTCCAAGAAACATCCGATCTAAATATAGGATCATGTTCTAATTGAGTTTCTTGTAAATGATTATCTTCCATCATACTCTCCTTGTTTTCCTTTTATTATACAGATACTCCCATAAAAGTATATAAAGTGATAGATTTCCGTAGATTTTGCCCAATAATAATTACGGCAACGAACATTCTCCTTATAAAAAACCACGAAAAGATATGTGGGTGGGTTTAATATAAGACATCTACAGCATTTAAGCTAAACGATACTCTATCTTCGCACTAGTTTTCCAATCAAGTTGCCAACCACTTAACCAATTCTTATTCCTCTTTCCTGTCTTTAATTACCCTTAACAATTCATTAGCTTTGTCAAATCTATCTTTTACATCTATTGGTGGTTTTGTTTCATCACAATCATGAAAATTTAATACATTTTGTAAATCAAGCACTAAGTCAGACAAAGCAACTTCAATCACATTAATACCTAAATCATCAATACCTAATATATCCACTTTATTTTCTTCAATATAAGACCTATATATTTTATTTCTTGCTTCCATTATAAACTCCTATTAATTGCGTTAGCTATTATCATTGCATTTTGAGGACATATGGCATTGCCTAATCCTTTAATTCTGTCCACCCTTTTGGGTAACCCATCAACCACTCTGTCCACACAGGGTTCAACTTTCCAGATGGTTTCTGGGGATCTTTGATCTTCGCACAAAGGTATGATCTCTTCTCCATGTGAATCTGACTCTTGCTCCCAACTGCTCCACAATCTTTGTACTCCGAGGCTCTTGGTGTCGGAAAACTCTCCATGTGATTCACGGCATCCCTCAACTTCACTCCCCAACGAACTCCGTCCTTGTTCTTCCTCGAGAATCTTCCGTTGTTGATCTCCACATTCGATGCCATTCCCCCCTCCACATCCGAGGCTCTCGGAGTCGGATATAGTTTGACTGTGTTGGGGTCTACTTGCTCCCTTAGATTGCTCGGTCTTTTTCTCCCCTTTCTGTGTCCATTCTGCAATTTCTTCGTTGCCTCCTCCGATCTCGGTGGAAGATGATCCATTGTATTGGGGGTCGCCCATGTCTCTTCCAATGATCCAAACCCTGTCCCTTTTGTGCCTAGCTCCGATTGAACTAGACGGAAACACAAACGTCCTCGTTGCGTAACCAATGCTTTCCATTTGAAAGAGAACCTCGTCAAGTCCCATGGAGAAGTGTCCATAAACATTTTCGTAAACTGTAAAAGTGGGTCTGACTTGTTCAACAATTCTTTGGATGTACGGATAGATGTGGCGAGGGTCTTCTTCGCCTCTCCTATGACCTGCGACTGACCAAGGTTGACATGGGTAGCCACTTGTGAGGATGAATGGTCTTTCTTGAATAAATCTTTTTGGGTCACTTGCAATCTCCTTTACATCATTTGCTATTGGTACATTAGGAAAGTTTTTGGCTATGACTTTCCTACACCATTCTTCTGTATCACAGAATAGTTTGGGTTTAGTATTTAAATTACTCCACGAGAATCCTAGTGCAAAGCCACCGATCCCCGAACAAAGGTCTATATGGTTTCTCATTTATCTCTCCAATAATTTTTTTAAAACTTCTTTATGAAAATCCATAGTGTCTTGTTCTCCAATAGAATCCCAATCAAATAACATATATCCATTGGAATCATTGTGAACATCACTTACCATCCCTCCTCGAACTTCAATTAAGATCGTATCGTCAGGAATATCTTTTACAAAATCTTCTACTTTCATTCCATCATAAAAACTCATTACTTCACTCCCTATTTCTATTTTGAATTGTAGACGTAGATATTCTTTTAACTCTACCTATGTCCTTGTCTCTGTCAGCATGAGGATGATCTTCAAATCTTTCATCCCCCCCTAGTTCTTGCCTTGTCTTATTTTTATTTTCTTTTTTAATTTGAAGATGTAGGTCAAGAATAGAATTCCTTATTCTTTGACCTGTCTTATCTCCTCGTTTACTCATTTAACACTCCCACCTTTTTACACCATGAGACTCAACTTCAAAGTTTTTATATTTTTTATTACTTTGTAGTTCATGCTCGGAGGCATCTACTAATGATGGTATATCTAAGTAAATTCTTTTACCATATTCGTTTGGATAATCTTCAAACGACACATAATCCCATACATTTATTATACCATTATGTGTTATGTTTGGTGTTTTCCTCTTGTATTTTCTAGCCATGTTTACCTCCTTATAATTCTGCCTCAAAGCTACATTCTCCATTGTCCTTGATGCATTTAAGAATCTGTTTTCCAAGATCAAGTCTTGCATACCATTCTAAAAAGAACTTAACTCCGTTCTCGGTATGAATGCGACTACCAATAACATTCTTATCTAAAAAATCGGTTAACATCTTATCATTGTATCCGTCATTGCCATCGGTTTTAAAGAAGTTATCTAAATGCTTTTTATATTCTCCTAAAGCATTTTTACAATCTTTGATCCCCTCTTTTACTTGATCTAAATGTCCCTCATGATAATAATAACTTATGTGATGAGACTCGCCCTCACATCCGAAGTAATCAGCATCATTAGAACTTTGAACACCGAACCAAAATTTACCCTCAATATCTCCATTATAATATCTACCCATTTATTTTTCTCCCAAATTAAATTCATGTTTAAGCCTCCAAAAAGAATGATCTAATTCTCTTACGTCTGATACATAAAGATCATCTATCTCTCTGATATTATGTAAAGCATTTTCTAATGCTTTGTATGTTTTATTAAGTGCCTTTAATTGTTGTTCAGTAAGATTTTTAAGAGCCTTTTTTCTTGTGGCTTTTATTTTATCTTGCTCCAATTCCCATTTAGATTTTCTACCCATTTTTTTTCTCCCTGATTAATTTTAATAGTTTACATAAATTCTTTACTTGAATAATTCCATGATCATCTGTGTCATTCAAAATAATGTCCGCTTGATAATTAAGAACTTCTTCTAAAAGAAATAATTCTTCATGATCAAAATTCATTTAGTCCTCCTTTTCAAAATAACCTAATAAAAATTGTTCAACATCATCGTACTTGTCGTTAAAGATATCTTGACCCTCATCAGTATATCTTTCTTCATCCTCCGTTTTCACAAGCATGGTTTTATATTTCTCATCTCCTAATTCTGAAATCATTAACCATTCTGCTATTTGAGATTGAATCTCTAAGAAAGTCGGAGTTGTTATTTTAACTGTCATTTAGTCCTCCTCAATAGGGTTATCATTATCTTTGCAACATTGTTTGTGACTATCCCAACAATCTTGAATTGTGAATCTATCCTTATCATAAGAGTTATCAATGAAATCCATCAACTCTCCAAACTGTCCAATAGTTCCACCATATCCATGAGCATGATCATAGTAATAAAACATTGTTTTCATGTTTTTCCTCCTAATATTTCATTACCTTTACATAAAAAATTAACGCAACATTCTCCAAAAAGTTTATGTGCTTTGATCTCATTCATTTCTCCCTCATCATAGAGTTCAAAAAGTTCGTTAACTCTTCCATAAAGATCATCAATACTCATAACCATTTTAGTTCTTTGTGATTTGGAAATTGTTTTAGGCATTAACCAAACTCCTTATATAATTTAAGAGCATCCTCAAAAGGTATAAAATTTAAACAGGTTGCTTTTGGATGTCTATTTCTTAAAACTGATTTGAACTCATCTTCGTCATAGCCTCTAGGTTTTTTGTAAGCAAAAAGTTCCTTATCTTCTTGGCATAAAAACTTAGCATTTAAATCTTTTTTAAGAGTTTTTTTGTCAAGCCAATCATATAAAGCATCCTGACAAACATGTTCTAAATCCATTTCAATTTCAAAAGATTTTTCTTCTCCATTACTCATATACTTATGAGTTTTCTTGCCATAAGTTTTAATACACCATTCATTGGCTTGTTGGACTAAACATCTTTCTTCAATGTTTGGATATGTGTCTTGCCTGTCCATTCCACCATGTCCCTCATTTGAAACCTCAATGGCTCTTTTGCCATTAATATAAACAGTTGCATTATAACAAGGTGTTTCTTCCGAACCTCTTGCATAGTGACTAATATTTTTTACTTCTAAAGTTTTAATTTGCATTTAATATCTCCTTAGTTAGTTTGTTAATGTCCATGGTATCATGGACATCGTAAAAGTTATTTTCTGCATCATTATGGTTTTTATTCTTCTGCATATGATTTTTATTATTTTCTTTTAATTCATTTAAAAATTCTTCTGCATCCGTATGCAAGAAGACCGAGTTTACAATTTCCTCAAGTCTTCCTATTACATAATCAACATCAACTCGGAGGTTTTTATTTTCCATAATTAGAAACCCCTCTTCAAAGTTTTCATACACATCTTTAACTTATTGGCTAATTCAATATTCCCACCCTTAACAAGCTTAGAAACTTCTTCATTTACTAATCCCTCAATCTCTAAAACTGCCTCGCCAAAAGGTGGTCTTTCGGATGGCTTACCAAATTCATCATAGTAATCATCCATCTTACTTCTAAACTCCTCTACAGGTTTAAAAGCCTTGATTAAATTTTCTCTTAATTCGTCAATTGGATTATTATAATTTTGCATTATTCTTCTCTCTTTCATTTTTTAGTTCAAATTGTAAGAACTCCGTCATGGCTTGATACGAACTATCCCAATCTTTGAAATAACCCTCATCAATACATTGCTTAGTTCTTCTTATTACAATGTCCTCGAAACATGGTTCATGGTGCATTGGTAATTCTTCTTGTTTCATATAAATCTCCACTTATTCCTAACAATTAACATTTTATCCCATACCCTGTCAACAAAAAAGTTTTAGTAATAGGGTTTCTGTCATATTTTTTTAAAATTATTTTTTTTTCAAATATAGGTGTAGAAAGTGTAGAAAGTGTAGAAACACTACTCAAACCCTTATCAGCTATAGGGTTATTGGTTACACTTTGGTTACACTTTCTACACTTGAAAAAGGTTACGAGTGAAGTCAAGACATTTTTTTCCGTTTTTAAATTGAAAAAATATGGTAGAAACACTATAGTATTTTTATTATGCCAAAAGAAAAGTTTCTTACAAATAGACAAAAGAAGTTTTGTGAACTCATTATGGAGGGTATTTACTCCAATTCCGAGTGTGCTAGAAGATCGGGCTATTCTCATGGACAAGCTAATAAAACGGCTAGTCTTCTTTTGAATGGTAAAGATTTTCCACTTGTTACCCAACACCTTAAAGAACTCCGAGAAGTTCGAGAAAAGAAATATGGAGTTACCCTCATGGGTCAACTTAAAAGACTTTCGGACTTGAGTCGGGGTGCAGAGGAAGATGGTCAATTTTCTGCATCTATCAATGCAGAAAAAATAAGATCGGCACTTGGAGGTCTTTCTACTGATAACAGACAAAACACTATTGTTCATCAACTTGACAAACTTAGTCGGGATGAAATTGTAGCTAGACTTTCGGAGATTCGGAAACAATATCCATCTGCTTTTATTGAGGGCGATTATAAAATTGTCGGAAGTAATAAAGGGGAGGATAAAATTACTTCCGACTTGGGCGATAATACAAGTTCCTGATTTAGTTGTATCATGCATTTTTGGTTTAACATACATCATATTATTTAGTCAACCTTTTATGAATACAATCGGTCTAATCGGGTTTCTCCCCTAAATTCTTGAAGTAAATCTTTTGCATGATCTACATAAATATTAAACATAAATTCATTTCGGACTTCGTTTATTATTTCGGTATCGGACTTTTCGGGCATTATTTCCCCTATAAATAATTCAACTTCTTGAAACTTATCAGACAATTTTATCATTTTCGGTACTCCTTTTTAGTTAATATAATAGATATTATCATAATATCCCATACAATAAAACAAAAAATATATTAATTATATAAATCTTTTGTAATATAAATTAAATTCCATATTGTATAATCTTTAGATATCGGATTTATAAAAGCTATAATAAAAAATATACCTAATATAAAAACAATTAAATATTCTAATAGTTCTTTTTTAGTCATTTTCTAACCCCTTTTTAATAATCTCTTTTACTTCTTTTTTTGTTAGTTTAAAATTTTCTTTATATTCATTTTTAAAATCAAATAATTCATTAGGAATTTTTAATTTTCCAAAGGTTTTATTTAATTTATTTAAACTTTTTTCCCCCTGTAATTTATTATATATAGTTAATAATTCTATTATTGAAAAATGATTTAAATCAATTTCATCTATAAACTGTTTTAAACAGTCCATTTTAATAAATGAATATTCTTTTTTAACTTTATTAATTAAATATGTTTTAAGCATTTAAGCCCCCTTATTATGTTAATTTAAAAACTTTTTATTATAAAAATCTAATTGATGATTATAAACAATAAAATCATTATCTTTAAACTCATTAAAAGTGTCCTTATCAATTTCTTTAAATGTTAAGCCCACAATTTTATTAAAAGATAAAGCATTATTTAAGTCGCTCTTATCCCCATTAATAACTTCACGCCCCAAAAATGTTTTTGGGAATTCATCATAAAAAACAACAGAAATAGGAAACTTCGTTTTTAAAGCTAACCTAACTTGATTAGAATATTGATTACGCCCCGAAAATGAAAAAATTAAATGGTAATTACTTGGTAATTGTTCAAATAATCTTTTAGCTATTTTAGTATAATCTATAAATTCTAAATTATTGTTTTTTTCCATTAAACCCGTTTTATAAAATGGATAATCACTAATAGTGTTTAATCTAACAAAACCCTTTTTATTATTCTTTACGCATTTTTTATTATAATTAAATAATTCTTTATCTAATTGATGAACAAAACCAATTTTATCATTTAACAAAAAATTTGTTTTATTTTGTCGGGCAATATTTACCGAATTAAAAATTTTAGCAAATCCCGACCCCTTTAAACATAATTCCATACATCCAGCCGATTTAGACCCCCCACAAATTTTGTAATCAGGCATTAATGATAAACTAGCAAAATCGGTATTTTTTGGGTTTATACCTTTCCAATTGCTATATTTTAAAGATTTTCTAACTTTTGTATTACTTTGTTTTGTATCTAATAGTTTCATAATTTCCCCTTTTCTAATTATCTTTAAATTATATAATAATTTCCCATATAATAAAACAAATTATTTATTTAATTGGCTAAAAACATGGAATAAATAAAAAGATACTATTATAAACATAGTACCAATTGAACAAATAAAATAATCTATAAAGTTCATATCTTTTATTATTGTAGTAGGGGCTATATCTATTATAAAAAGCCCCATAATTAAATAAGCTAGTATTATTAATACTTTAGTAATGAATATTAAAAAGTTCATTTTAAGCCCCTTATATGGTTATTGTTTATATTGGGTTTTACCTTTAACCCCCAATTAAGCCCCAATATAGGGGCTTAAATAGGGGTTAAAACTAAGCTACTTTCTTAATCTTTTTCTTTTCTTCAAATTGTAAAATAAAATCGCTAGATTTTTGGGCTAATGCAAAAGCTTTTACAATAGCTTTTTTATCACTCTTCAAAACTTCTAACCAATTATTAATATATTTAGCATGGTTAGGGGTGGGAAGTTTAACAAGTTCTAACATAGTACATAAAAAGCCCGATGAAATTTCGGCTACTAGTTCTTCAAAAGCATATGCATTGCTACCAAATCTGTTAAATAAATCTCTTTTTAATCTTGAAGAATGCCCCGACCAATGAGTTAACTCATGTAATAAAGTAGAATAATAATTTACTTCTTTTGAATTATTATCAATATCTTTAAAACTTTCTTTATTGGGCATTTGTATAAAATCACTTGTAGGGCTATAAAAAGCCCTATTGCCCCCATGTTTAATAATAGCTTTAGAATTATTAACTACTTTATCAATTCTTTTATTATTAAAAATTAATTTATTGCCATGTTCTTTTAATAAATTAAGGTTTTTTAAATAATCTTTACTATCTTTATAACTAGTTTGATCAGCATTAAAAATTGGAAAACCTTTTAATAATGGAATAAGTTTTTTTTCTTCACCTTTTAATTGGGCTTTTTTATTTTCGATCATTTCAAAATATATAATATAAGTAGCTTTAACCCCTTTATTAACTTTAAAGCCCTTATCTTGCCATTGTTTAAAACTACCCCATTCATTAGATTTAAAACCATTTTTAAAGCTACTAATAGCCGTACTAAAAACATTAGTCCCTTGATAAGCTTTTTTAGTCTTAATATTATAATGCCCGTTTAAACTGTTATCTTGCCAAGTTTTAACAAAGTTCCCTTTTTCATTTTCTAACAGTTCAATAAATGCGTTTGTAATTTCTTGATAATGATCTTTTTTAGTTATATTGAATTTTTTATATTGCATGGCTAAAGCCCCTTTTTTATTAAGTTATACTAATATTTATACATTATATTTTAAAATAAATAAAGGATAAAAAGCATAATATCCCATATTATTTTAATGTTTTTTTAATTGTCTTTTTAGTATATGAATTAATTATGAGTGAAAAAAACTTTTCTAATTATATAAAAGCTACATTACCAAAAGAATGTTTTATTCATAAGATAGAAAATGGTTTAACAAGTTCAGGTTTTCCCGATTTGTATTTATTATATAAATCAATACCTATATTAATTGAGTTAAAAACCCCTATAAAAAGAAATGGGAAAACTAAAGATAATACATTATTTAAGTTAGAAAAGTCGCAGATTGCTTGGCATTTAAAATATAATAAGTTTAAAGGGGTTTCTTTTATCTTGCATCAAGTACCCTTGAACACTAACCTATTTTTATTTGACGGCTATAAATCGGCATTGTATCAAGCTACAAAATTAGAAAAACCTAGTCCAATAGTACAAGCCCCATTAAAAGAATGTTTAGAAGTAGCTAGAAAAATCGTACTTGAAAAAATGCTACTTGTATCATGAAACATTTTTAGGGTAACTTTGTAAATTTCAAAATCAAGTTTCATTAATCTTGCCCCCCCACCCCCTAAAATTGGGCGAGGGCTTCTTTAGCAACCGAAGCAGGTTGCAGCATTGATTTTTTCATTCAAGTGTATTATTGTTCGGGCATGAACCTAGATGCTTTGCCAAAAGAGGTGTTACAAGAAGTCCTGTTACTGGAAGAACAGCACAAGCGACTTCAAACCAGGGAAGTTGCCCAAACAAAATTCCTATCATATGCCAAACATGTATATGAAGGGTTTATAGAGGGGAACCATCATCGAGTCATATCTAAAAAGCTCGAGGACATTGCATCGGGTAACTTGAAGCGTTTGATAATCAACATGCCCCCTAGACACTCGAAATCAGAATTAGCGTCATATTTAATGCCATCGTGGTTCCTGGGTCGTAATCCTAAATTAAAAATCATACAGGCTACCATGAACACGGAACTTGCTGTAAGATTCGGTAGGAAAGTCCGAGATCTCATTGCCGATCCCATATATGCTGAGATCTTCCCCAACACGGACTTGAAACAGGATAGCCAAGCAGCAGGTCGTTGGGAGACTAGTGCAGGCGGGGAATATTTCGCTGCGGGGGTGGGTGCCGCAATGACGGGTCGTGGTGCGGATTTATTGATCATTGATGATCCTCACTCGGAACAAGATGCATTGTCCTCGGTTGCTTATGATAATACCTATGAGTGGTACACATCTGGACCGAGACAGAGATTGCAACCGGGGGGTACCATCATCATTGTGCAAACGAGATGGTCGAAGAAGGATCTGACGGGACGATTAGTTCAGAATATGGCAATGGACAATATGGCAGATCAATGGGAGGTAATTGAATTTCCTGCTATTTTACCTAGTGACAAACCTTTATGGCCCGAGTTCTGGGAAGTAGATGAATTGTTAAAGGTCAAGGCTTCACTGTCCCCGGTCAAGTGGAATGCCCAGTGGCAACAAAACCCGACATCGGAAGCTGTTGCTATGATCAAGAGAGATTGGTGGCAAGTTTGGGAAAGAGAAGACACACCGAGATTAGATTATATTATTCAGAGTTATGATACTGCGTATAGTAAAAAAGAGAGTGCTGACTATAGTGCTATTACGACTTGGGGTATATTTGAGCCGAAGGAAGATGGTGATCAACATATTATTATGTTGGATGCAAAGAAGGGTCGATGGAGTTTTCCCGAATTAAAAGAGATTGCGTTAGAGCAGAATGAATATTGGGAACCTGACTTAATGTTGATTGAGGCAAAAGCTACTGGTCAACCTTTAGCGGATGAGTTAAGATTAGTAAATTTACCTGTTACTACATTTAGTCCTGGTAGACGGAAGGGTGGAGGTGGTATAGACAAGACCACGAGGATGCATATGGTGTCACCTATTTTCGAGTCGGGCAAAGTGTGGTATCCTGATGGAGAGAAGTTTGCTGAAGATGTGATAGAAGAGGTTGCATCTTTTCCGTTTGGAGATCATGATGACTATTGTGATAGTATGACAATGGCTATTATGAGATTTAGACAAGGTGGATTTATTAGTTTAGAGAACGAAGAGATACCAGAAAACTGGTTTCCTCGTAGGGCAAGAGAATATTATTAAGGAGTAGAAACATGGCAGATTATAGTAAAATGAGTAAGGCAGCACTTTTAAAAAAGTATGGCTCTTCTTATAAAAAAGACTACGGAAAAGATGAATACGATTTTCTTAAAAATCAAGACACTATGACAATAAGAAAAATTATATCTGATATAGACCCAGAGCCTGTTAGAAAAAAAGACGGTGGATCACAATCAACTGGAAGTTTCTTTGGTGATTTAAAAAAAGCTATTTCTTCTGGTGGATCTAGTAAAATTACCAAAAGCTATAAAGTAAAAAAGGGTGATTCTTTAAGTAGTATTGCCAAAGCGAATAATACTACAATTGCCATGTTACAAAAATTAAACCCTAGTATAGACACAGAATATGGTTTTCAAGACACTAAAAAAGCCAAGGGTCAAAAGATGATGGGCTTTAATAAAGAAACATTAAAAGTACCAGACCCACAATCTTTTCAAGGTGGTAGATTAAAACCAGTTAGAACAAAAAAGAAAAAGGATCCATATGAGGGTCAGACTAAATCTGATATGAAAGAAATGAATAAAAAAATATATGATGACAAAATGTTAAAAAGACAACAGAAAAAAGTCAAAGATACTCCAGACAGAAATAAAAAAGCAGGGGGTACCATTAGAAAAATGAACATGGGCGGAGTAATGAAAGCTCGTGGTGGGACGTTTAAAGGAACTTACTAATGTCTAAAAAACAATTATCCGATTTAACTAAAAAAGATTTGTTAAAAAAATTTGGATCTGCTCTTGCTAGTGGCTATGATACGAATATAGGTCAGTATTCAAGAAGTAACACTAAAGAAGATGTAATACAAGATATTCAAGGGCTAGGACTTAACCAAGGAGACGATTTCACTGAAAGAAAAAAGGGTGGTACAATTAAGAAAAAATCCACTAAGAAAAAAATGGTGAAAAAGGGTAAGGGTAAAACTGTTACTAATAGGTTTTCAAATAGATTACGTCCTACAAAGAGTAAAAAAACAAGGATAACATAATGGCAATAGAACCCAGACAAATCGCAGGTATGGTAGAAGGATCAATGGGAGCAGGGGGTCAAATGATGCCCGAAGAGGATAGTCTTCAAATAGAGCTACCTGAAACATTGGAAGAGTTACCTGAAGGAATTGAATTAGCAAGTGAGGAATTATTAGAAGTTGAAGCCGAACCATATGACCATGGAGCCAATCTTGCAGAGGTTCTTGACGATTCAGTTCTGGGAGATTTATCATCAGACCTTAGATCCAAATTCCGAGAGGACGTTGAGTCTAGGGAAGATTGGGAAGAGGCTATTGCCAAAGGATTAGGGTTACTTGGAATTAATTACGAAGATCGAAGTGAGCCCTTCTTAGGAGCCAGTGGTGTAACTCATCCATTATTGTCAGAGGCTGTGACCCAGTTTCAAGCACAAAGTTACAAAGAGATGTTACCAAGTGGCGGTCCTGTAAAGACCCAGATCCTTGGTGCACCGACCAAGGAGACTGAAGCACAAGCCCAGCGTGTAGAAGATTTCATGAATTATCAGATAACTGAAATCATGGAAGAGTATGATCCAGATACAGATCAAATGTTGTTTTATTTGCCACTTACTGGATCTACATTTAAAAAAGTTTATTTTGATGAAACCAAACAGAGAGCCGTTTCCAAGTTTGTACCAGCAGAAGATATGGTTGTTCCATATTCGGCTAGTGATTTAAGAACAGCGGAGAGGGTGACACATGTAGTTAGAATGACATACAATGATATTCGCAAACTACAAGTAGCGGGAGTTTATAGAGATGTTGAATTATCTGAAGCAGATGAGGGTGACGATGATGGAGCAATCCAAGAGCGTGCTGATGAGTTGTTGGGATTACGCCCTAACTATTCTGATGACTCTTATACCTTATTGGAATGCCACATTGACTTGGACTTGGAAGGTTTTGAAGACACGGATATGGAGGGGAATCCTTCGGGTGTTATGTTGCCTTATATTGTTACCCTTGATCAAACTTCTGGAAAAGTGTTATCAATTTCTAGAAACTTTAGAGAACAAGACCCATTAAAGAGGAAACGTCATTATTTCACCCATTTTAAATTTTTACCAGGATTTGGATTTTATGGTTTCGGGTTACTGCACACAATCGGAGGTCTATCTCGTGCTGCAACTTCTATTCTAAGACAGTTAATTGATGCAGGTACATTATCGAACTTACCAGCTGGTTTTAAAGCAAGGGGTGTTCGTATCCGTAACGATGATGAGCCTCTAAACCCTGGTGAATTTAGAGATATCGATGTACCGGGTGGCGATCTTAAAAATTCTATTATTCCTCTGCCATATAAAGAGCCATCGGGAACACTAGCACAGCTTTTGGGTGTGGTTGTTGACTCTGGTAGACGTTTTGCACAGGTTGCAGATGCAAAAGTTGCTGATATGAACTCGCAAGCACCTGTTGGAACGACTGTTGCCTTGATTGAACAAGGTTCAAAGATCATTTCGAGCATACATAAGCGTCTACATTACGCTCAAAAGCAAGAATTTCGCATGTTAGCCGAGATTTTTAGTGAAAATCCAGTTCCATACCCGTATTTTGTAGGAAATGTACCCCCAGAGACTATGCAAGCCGACTTTGATGGTCGTGTGGACATACTTCCAGTGTCAGATCCGAACATTTTCTCTATGGCACAGCGATTATCACTAGCTCAAACACAATTACAACTAGCTCAAGCGGCACCACAGATACATAATGTGCATGAGGCGTACAGACGTATGTATGATGCGTTGGATATTAAGAATATTGATAATATTTTACCACAGCCTCCACAACCACAGCCCATTGATCCAGCAACCGAGAACGGAAATGGTATGAAAAACATGCCGTTGCAAGTATTTCAACAGCAAGATCATGAAGCTCATGTTAGAGCTCATGTTTCCTTCTTGGCTACACCTGCAGCACAAACAAATCCACAGGGATTCATTATGTTACAGGCTCATGTACAAGAACATGTGGGTATGATGGCTCGTGATCAGGTAACTACGTTCTTCCAAAAGACAGCAGAAGAAGCACAAATGAATGGTGAGCCTGTTCCACAGATAAATCCAGAAGCTGTTGAAGCAGCAATTGCTCAACAGGTTGGAGAGATATTGAATGAGGTAATACCATCACTCCAGCCACAGCAACCGTCTGATCCGTTAGTGGAGATTAGAAAGAAAGAGCTTGAGAACGATACAGCCGAGTTACAAAGAAAAGCTCAAAATGATCAAATGAATTTTCAGATTGATCAAGCTAAGTTACAGCAAGCTTACGAGTTAGCTCAACAAAGACAGAGACTACAAGAGAATATTGCTGACGATAGGAACGATGTAAATATCTATCGTATAAATACTGCGGCATCTTTGAAAGGTAAGTAACCTATGATATAATCTGGATATGGATCCAGTAACTATATCATTAGCCGTTGGCGTGGCATCAAAAGCTTTCTCTGCAATTAAACAAGGATTTGCTGTAGGTCGTGACATTGAACAAATGTCTGGTGACATTGGTAGATGGATGGGAGCCGTAAGTGATGTTGACAATGCAGAGAAGCAAGCGAAGAATCCTCCCTTGTTTGGTAAATTGTTTAAAGCAGGTTCTATTGAAGAGGCGGCAATGGCTGCATACGCTGCAAAGAAGAAACTTGAGGAACAAAGATACGAGCTCAAGACATTTCTAAATATGACTCATGGACCTGGTGCTTATGATGAGCTATTGGCTATGGAAGGTCAGATAAGAAAGCAACGTCAAGAGACAGTTTACAAACAACAACAGATGAGAAGACAGATTGGTGAAGCAGTTACATGGCTTCTTGTTGCAGGGATTGTTGGTGGTTTTGCATTATTAGTTGCTTCTGTTTTTTTTAACAAAGCACATGCATATGAATACAAACCAAAAGCATATACTAAACAACAACTACAGAATCAAGGTAAGGTTGAGAAAAAGAAATATACAACTTGCCGTTTAAAAAAAAGAATTAATTCAAAAACTGGGCAGATGGCTTGTATTTATATAGGAAATAATCAAACATATGAGATGATGATTGAGAGTTGGTGCCCAAAGCAATACAAATGTATTTATAATCCTTGGGGTAAAGAACCCAACATTGATGATGTAATTAATTCGTTAAACAATGCAACGAAAGGTAAGTAAATGGAAAATATGGTATTAGATGCGTGGAATGATTTATCGTACATAGAAGGAACACTATTTACAATTTGGCTTTTTATCTTATACTATGGTAAAGTTTGGATAGACAGTAGATTTTCTAAGAAGGAGTGCAAGTGCTCACAGCGTTAATAGGACCTATAGCTACTTTAGCTGGAACTTGGTTTGAAAACAAAGTTGAAAAGACTAAGGCTGAAGGACAGGCTAAAGTCGCAGAGGCAAGAGCTCGTGCTACTGTTGCAGAGAAGGTTGCAGCAGGTGAAGTCGCATGGGAAGGCAAGATGGCTGATGCTACAGTGGATTCTTGGAAAGACGAGTTTGCCTTAGTTGTTCTACTTTTGCCCGCAATTTTAGTGTTTTTGCCCGGCATGAAAGATTATGTTAAAGAAGGGTTTGAGATACTAGCTAGTTTACCAGAGTGGTATCAGTACCTTTTATATATTGCAATTAGTGCAAGCTTTGGAATCAAGGGAGTTGGACAAGCTGCAAAGATGTTCAAGAAAAAATAATGAAAAGAAAAATTGGCAAGATAAAAAAAGTTATAAAGGGTTTGGAAAAGGCATCTAAATCACATTCTAAACAAGCTAAAGTATTAAAAAAAGTTATAAAGAAGGCGTGATGACTAGATTATTAAAATGGATATTTAGAACGGGTAATCGTATTGGTGTTTCTAAAGAGAGAGAATTATCAAAGCATAGGGTTCATTCAACAAACTATCAGGACTTGTGTATGTAATGGAATCATTCATAGGAAATAATTTTTTTCAAAATCCATTTGGGGGTGGCATGAATCCAATGGGTGGTGGAGGCGGTGGTGTCTTAGAAAGAATTCAACAACAAGTCACTGACAATGGTCAAGCCTTACAATCTTTACAAGGTGGTATTGGTGGATTACCTAGTGGTAATTTACCTACTGGTGGTATTGGTGGTGCATCTTTTGAACCAGCTACTACTCTTCCTCCAGTTCCTTTTACCACTGTTGGTGATACTGCTGAAGTAGCCAACGTAGGTAATCAACAAGAGGGTATGCCAGTTGGCAATGTAGGTTTTACAGACGATCAATTAAGAGCCGACTATGATAAAGCAGTAGAAGATGCGAGACGACAAAGAGCCGAGGGTTTTATGGGTAGAGTTCAACTTCCTGGCGAAATGCCTTTTGAGGATTTTAAACAGAATCAAATAGCTTTTGCCAATTCAGGTCCACTACTACAAAAAGAAATGGATTTTTTTAATATAGCAAAGGCAGAACAGAATCCAGGAATGGACTATTCACAATTCACACCGATGATTGCAGATTTACAACCTAAGATGGAGTCACCAAGTGTACCTTATTCTGGCATGGATCCATTATTCGGCAGAGCTTTCGCAGGGAAACCAGTATAATGGTTAGAGTAAAACAATTCGCAGATGATTTAGGTATAAGTAAGAACAAAGCTAAAGACTTAATTAACAAAGGTCGCAGTCGTAAAGATGGTGGATCGCAAATATTGGAGAGTGTAATGAAAAAACCTGTTTATGCCAAAAACGGTAAGGCTAATGTAGTAAAACCTAAAAAGAAACCTAAAAATTTTAAAAAGACAGTTAACAAAATAAAAATGGAAAAAGCCATTGAGTCGGGAAAAGCCACTATTGGCGACTTCAATGAAATGACTGAATATGATATGAAGCAGTTTCTTAAAGGTAATTCTAAAGGTACTTTTAAGGATTTAAGTGGCGACAACAAAATAACTATGAAAGACGTTTTGATTGGTAGAGGTGTTATTGATAAGCCAGTTGAAAAGGCTAAAGGTGGTGGTATCGCTGTTCAAGGATTAGGATTTAGAGGAATTCGCTAATGGCTGATGATGGTTTTTCAGATGTAGCTGACGTAACTGATGATGGTTATGATTTTGCACCAGATCCCTCGAGTGTCGGTATGGACTCTGGTAGTGATAACAATACATATCCCGGAACAAACATAAGTACAGGAAGTGATGGTGGTATAGGAAGTATGTATCAGACAGGTAATATGTTTGGTAATAAATCTATTTATACATCCATGAGAGGAGCTACAGCCACTAACCCATATCCAGAATCTTTTTTCTCACAATTATTTGGTGCAGATAATGTAAACTACACAAATGTATTGGGAGGAGGACAGCAAGGCTTAAATAGGATATCTGAAATAAATGATCTTAGGTATAATCAAGCTATAGGTGGAATGTCGAATAGGACAGGAGAAAATACAGGCAAACCTTATCAAATGGGTGATTATTATATTGGTCAGCCTACACAAATGGGAACAGTAAAAGAAGTTCCTCAAACTGGAATAATGGGTCTTGTAGATAATTTACCATATATAGGAACAATATCTAATATAATGGGAAGAAACAGAGGATTACCAGAAGGTTCAAAAGAATATAAAGATTTAATGGCTGAACAGGTTAAATCTGCAAATGAACCAAGTTATATAGATCGTGGAGTTGACTATATAAAAGATCTTGTGGGCCTAGGTCAGAGAGAAAGCTTATCCGACAGAACAAAAGAATTAATGAGTCAAGGTAAGGTATATAGTGAGCAAGATATACTTAATGAACCTAATAAAAGAATTGATGCTTTGAAAGAATTTTATGGTTCTCAAGACACAACAGGACCAAGCGGTATTCAAAATGTACTTAGCACTCAAGAAATAAAAAAAGGATTAGATGATGCTATGACTTTTGCAGGAGATGCTTTAAGTAAAGATGGTGTTCCAATTTTAGGTAACGAAGATTTTAGATTTAATGTGAATGCACAACCAAATCGAGATCCAAACACAATGCTTAATTTCAAATATTCTTTTTAAACATGTACATAGCTGATTTTCTACAGAAATATAAAAAAGATTTACAGACTAGAGTAGATGATATAAGTATTTCCTTGACCAGTGGCAGTGCGTCTGATATTGGTCATTATAAAGCAATGGTAGGTGAAATACAGGGATTAACCTATGCGTTGGAACATATACAAACCCTGCTAAAGAAGGTGGATGATGAGTCTGATAGTACCTGAGTACGTTCTTGCACAGAGGAACGCTAAGAAAAAAGCCGAAGAAGAAGCAAAAAAACTAGAACTAATAGAAAGAATACCACAGCCAACAGGTTGGCGAATATTAGTTATGCCTTATATGGGCAGAGATAAAACTGAAGGTGGTGTTTACGTTCCAGATCCAGTAAGAGAAAGAGAAGCACGAGCCACAGTTACGGCTTATGTCGCTAAGATCGGACCTCTTGCTTACAAAGACATAGATAAATTTGGAGAAGACGGAGCTTGGTGTAAGGAAGGCGATTGGGTTTGTATTGGTCGCTACGCTGGTTCACGATTTCAAATAGAGGGTGGGGAAGTTAGAATAATCAATGACGATGAAGTCATTGCAACGATTGTTGATCCTGACGATATAAAATCTTACGGGGTATAAAAACAATAGGGGTGGAAGAACTAAAATAACCATTGTCGATCCTGACGACATCCAAAACATACGGAGTATAGTATGCAAGAAGATGTTAAAGTCGAAGAAGCTGAAGAAGAAGTTAAAGTTATTGAACTAGAAGATCCCGCAGAAAAAGTTCAAAACGAAAGTGAATCTGAAGTAGAAGTAGTTGCTACTGAAGAAAAAAAAGAAGGTGATGATTTAGAAAATTATTCTGAATCTGTTAAAAAAAGAATATCTAAGCTTACAAATAAGTTTAGAGAAGAAGAAAGACAAAGACAAGCTGCCATAGAGTATGCTGAAGCTGTCAAAAAACAAAACGAAGAATTAAAAAACCGTCTTGATAAGCTTGACAATTCTTATGTAGGTGAGTTTGACACTAGAGTTCAATCTCAATCTATTGCTGCAAAAGAAGCATATAGAAAAGCTCACGAAGAAGGTGATGCTGATGCTATGTATGAAGCTCAACAAAGCATATCAAGAATTGCTTTAGAAGAAGCTAAACTTGCATCAATAAAAGCACAAAGAGAAGAAGAGATAAAAGCAGCAGAAGGCAAAGCTGTTCAAACACAACAACCTCAAGCACAACCTCAAGCACAACCTAAACCAGATCCAAAAGCAGAAGATTGGGCAAGTAAAAACACATGGTTTGGACAAGATCAAACCATGACGTATGCAGCTTTTGGCTTACATAAGCAATTAATTGAGGATGAAGGGTTTGACGCAACTTCAGATGAGTACTATACTGAACTTGATAATAGGATTAGATCGGAGTTTCCGCATAAATTTCAAGAAACTCCTAAAAAATCTAATAGTCCCAGAGTCGCCTCTGCTGGGACAACGGCTTCTAAGTCGTCATCACCAAAGGGACGCAGAACAGTCAAGTTGACTGCTTCGCAGATTGCTATTGCGAAACGGCTGAATGTTC